AGAGGCATCCCGAAACTCAGCGCGGGAAATGACCTGTACTATGACGGCGATACATATGAGAGCGATGGGACTGTGACGAGGAAGTACGTTGCAATTAACCTCGGATCACTTGATTGGACGTATAACAGCAATAACACGTTCAACGCAAGTCTTGCGAATACAGCCCCTGCAACTTGGACAAGGGATGGAGCAGACTGGGCGATTTGCGCGAAGTATATGGTTCAGTCTTGGAATAGCATCGACTTCGGAACATATACGGATAAGTCGATTCACGGACTTTCGTATAACGGAACAACTCAGCTTCGCGTCTATGATTCGGCATATACTGACGCTCCTACTTTCAAAACGGCAATGTCTGGTGTTTACCTGATTATGTCCGCGACTGAGCCGACTACCGAAGCCGCTGACCCGTACCAGAATCCGCAGATTGTGGATGACTTTGGTACAGAGGAATATGTGGACTTTATGGAAAGCACGGGCGGGCGTGATGTGGCGATTCCAGTCGGGCACGACACGTTCTATCAGGCGAACCTAAAGGCGAAGCTGGAAATGGCACCGAACAGCCCTGACGGCGATGGCGATTACATCGTCAGACAGTCGGGTGGCCTCAACGAATACGTGCCTCTGCTGTTCCCTGCTGATGAACTTCCTGCCGCACCGACAACGGACGGCAATTACGTCCTGAAATGCGCTGTTGTAGACGGCACGGCGACATTCACTTGGACGGCTGAGAGTTAAGGAGGACGAAAATGGTTACTCTGTACAACGTGATTGACACTCGCACAGGACTGTTCCACTCGGTTGCGATTGTCAAGAAGAGAAACGCGAAGTGGTTTGTTCCTGCAGTTAAGGAGGACGAGGCGTGATGAGCAACGATACTTTTGACTTTCTCCGCTTCTTGGCGGAAATCGGGATCAGTGCCATTGGTGCATTCTACGAAGGGCTTGCTGAGATCTGGAACCTGCCTTATGGCAAGGCTGTGATGGCAACATCGCTCCTGTTGTCAACACTTCTCGGTGTGTTTACCGAATATCAGCGGAATAAACACAAGAAACAGCAGATGCTCGGAGACATAGAATAGCCCACTCAAAGACAAACTACACAGGCGGTCGCATGGATTGTTGCCTTGCCGAGTTTACCTCGATATGCGAGGGTTTAGAGGCGAGGCATTTTTGGAGGAACATATGATACGAATCGCACAGGCGTCCTCAAGTGAGGACTTTGGAAAATACGGCATAGCACCCAATCAGCGCAGAACAGGCGTGACCAAGGACAAGCCGCAGGGAAACCTTGATGGGGAACTGAATATCATCAACTGGAAGGGCGGTTGGGAGTGCGTATACAGACCCATTGATGAGGAAGTAGCCGAAAAGATAGCGCAGTTTTTCTATAAGGCAGTGGCGAATGGTTCCCACATCGGCTATAGCTGGTCTGGGAACACAGGGCTGTTTGATGCGCTGAAGAAGAAAGGCAGTACTGACCCTGCTGATGTAGATACTCTTGTCAACACCGACTGCGCGGCTCTTGCCGGAGCGGCTATTTACTATGCCGGGATCGAGGATGATAGACTGCGGACTCTGACAACCTCAAAGATGGACAGCGTGCTGATGTCCACGAATTGCTTCATCAAGCTGACGGGGAAGGAGATCTGCGAGAAGGGCAAAGGGATCAGGCGGGGCGACCTGATGTGGAAATCCGGGCATACAGCATGTTCGTTAGATACTGATCCGATTGACTACCATGAGCTGGTGTATTTCCAGAAGCATGTGTTCAGTGGCGTAGAAGTGTCTTCTGGCACTTCCGGTACACGGGCGGCACAGAAATCGAAGTCCATTGGCAAGACTGGCTACCGCCCGGTGGTTGCAAGGCTGGCATCGGTCAGCAATTCTGCCTTGGCGAATATCCAGCCGTTCATTGGCGGAGGGAACGAGGATAAGCTGTATGTCAATTATTACAGGGCATCAGGCAATGGCGGGAAGGTTGACGCAACTGTAATGGTTGTGTATGTTCGGAACGAAATAACAAAGGTTTCGTGGTGACGATATGGACGACAAAGAACAAATGGTGCCGTACATTCTGTATGAGAGCGAAATGATGCGCGTGGAGCGTAGGCACAGACGGAACTTTTGGCTGACGATTGTACTTGTGTTCGCCCTGCTTGTCAGCAATCTGGCATGGCTGTGGGCATGGACGCAGTATGATTACTCAAGCGAGGAAATTACTGTTGATGCCGGGGATCGCGGCATTGCCAGTTATATCGGTCGCGATGGAGACATAAATTATGGCGAAGATAGTAGTGAGACGAAGGACGCGGACGCGCACTAAGAAAGGCGGCTCCCGTGGCACAAGGGTCAGAAAGAAAAAGAGCGGCAGATGAATTGTCCAGAAGTCAGATCGACTGGCTGATTGAAGAATGGATCATCGGCAAGAACGCTGAGCGCAACAGAAAAATCCTGCGGCGCAGACTTTTTGACGGGATCGCATTTGAGCGGCTTGCTGAAGAGTTCGATATGTCAGTAAGACAAATCAAAGATATTGTCTACAAATGCGAAGAAAAAATCTTTTCCAAAATGTGAGCAGACGAATAGTCTGCTCATTTTTGAAAATTTTTGTAAATAAACTGTTGACAAATAGATTGTTTTATGGTATAATGAGCACAGATAGAACAAAAAGAACCCATCGAGGAGGTCAAGAAATGAAACAATGGTTCGAAGAAAATATGGTTGGAAGCTTCTGGACAAGGTTCGATGAAATGATCGAGGACCTTCAGGAATATGGTTATCAGATTCTTGAGGCGAACGATGAATACATCAACGTTGAAGATGAAGTTCTGCTTTATCTCGGGCATGCAAACGCGACTATCTGGATTGACAGAGTCTGCGAGGTATGAATAAATTTTCAGGGAGGAACAACAATGAAAGTAGACAAACGAAAGGCGATCCGGCTCGTAGCTTGCCTCAATGACTTCGAGGGCGGCGGATTGAACAAATGGAGAGACAGCTTTTACGAGCTGTGGCGGTATCAGATGGTATGGAATTTTGCGTATCACATTGAGGTCGCATCATCCCGGAAAAGCGGAGTCTATGTCTGCATCGATGTGCGGCAGGGCTACAAGCAGAATGCGCTGGAGCTGATGAACGAATTGGGTTATCGGCGGATCAAGGACACGCCGATCAATGTGGGAGTCTGCGTGGATTGCGATATCGATCTTGACGCAATGTATTATGACTAAGCAGGAGGGATCGCCATGAAGAATGTGATACTGGTATTCATTACTGTGTTTGGATTGATCGCCTGCGCATTGCTCGCGGAAACCGCGTTTCAGACAGGGAACGGCAAGCTTTACTTTTTCGCGTGGGCATGCATGCTGATCAGCCTTGCGTGCGCATTACTATGTGGAAGGAGACAACTGAAATGAAGATCATAATCAAAGAAACTTGTATCGAGGCTGATGCCAGAGAACTGCGTGAATCTAATACGCTTGCCGGAAACTTTGCGAACTTGTTGTCAAGATGCTTTGCGTCAACCGAGCCGTTCGATGACGAAGAGGATCAGGAGGGCGAAGAATGAACGATCTAATCAGCAGAGAGGCGGCGATAGGATACGCCTTGAACGGCAGGGTGCGAGAAGGGGTAAACGGCGAAATGTGGATACGAGTTAAAGATGTCAAGGATAGCCTTTTAGATGTACCATCTGCCGAGAAGCACGGAAAGTGGATTTTGATAACAAATAACTATATCGACCCACAAAATTATATGTGTTCTGTGTGCGGAAGAATAATAAAATACTATGGGATTCCAGAACTGTTGTTGAAAAATTACCCATATTGCAACTGCGGAGCGAGGATGGGGAGGAGCGAAGATGAGCGTACTGATTAAGGGCTTGAAAATGCCTAAAGACGGGTGCAAAGATTGTCTTCTCGTCAAAAGAGGACGGGTTTTTGATATTTGTCCATTTCTCAAACGCGAAGTAAACGGAAATGTTGAACGCGGTGGAAAACCTTATGACTGCCCTCTCATCGAACTGCCCGACCACGGCAGACTGATAGATGTGGACAAGCTGATTGCTGACGCGGAATGTGAATTGCTTTTGGAGGATGAAACGGACGATAAGTATTGGTATTGGAACGATGGTGCAAAGAATGTTATCGACCTTGCCAAAACTGCGCCTACGATTATCGAGGCAGAAAGGAGCGAGTGATGAGCGGAGTTTACATTAAGGGCATTAAACTGCCGACTATTCACGAAGGGCAGATGATCATCCGCATTGACCCGGACGGAAAAGCCGATGTTCAATGGAGCGGAATGGTCGGGGGCGAGTACACGAAAGCCGTAGAGGTTCATCACTATGGAGATCTGATAGACAGGGAGGCACTGAAGTTAGACCTTGGCATCACAGATTTTGACTGCAAAAAGTGCGGATGGTACAAAGAAACGCCTTTCCCATACTGCAGTGCGGAATTAGACGATACGTGTTTTGCGCTCGAGAATGCAGAAGCGGTCATCCCTGCGGATAGGAGCGAGGCAAGCCTGTGCGATGGGTGTGACGAGCAGAGAGAAAACTGCTCTTGGTGTAAGAGGATGGAAAGGAGCGAAGATGGCTGAGATACGATTTATGCCAGTATGTACTGAGTGCAAAAAGATTATATTCGAACGCATCGACTGTAATAACATGGTGTGGCAAAAGGACACCATTAGATATTGTGTGAACTACCAACTAACGCCGTATTCCTGCCCTAACTGCGGAGCAATATTCGAACAGATCGAGATTCCGACGAGGTTGCCTTTTGATAATAGGGATATGGAAAATGAAGAATTGCGTATGTGTTTTAGATGGTAAAGGAGCGAAGAATGAGCGACTTAATCAGCAGACAGGCGGCACTTGACATCGTTTTCGACTTTGCCGAAGCACCGCACAATATGTACCAAAAGATCCGTGAACTGCCGACCATCGAACCGAAGCCATCCCACGATTGGAACGGATGGGAAAATGGATGCGGCAGAACCTATGATTTCGAGCCGAAGCGCGGAAAGTGGATT